CGAAGATACCATTTCGATCGATCGCAACGACATCGAAGATGACACCTACGGCGTCTATGAGCCGATCATCGAGCAGCTCGGATGGGACACCAAGGTTCATCCGGACATGCTGCTGTTCCAGATGATCAAGAACTCGGTGACGACTCCTTCGAGTGTCGTCGGCTATGACGGCCAGCCGTTTTTTTCCGCAACGCATCCGGTAGGTCCGCTGGGACGTGCCGATACAGATTCTACGTCATCGAACATCAATAGCTCCGGTTCCGGTGCGTACTGGTTCATTATCGATGCATCGCGCGCAATTCGACCCTTCATCTTCCAGCTTCGGCGCGAGTATGCGGTGACGCGGATGAGTTCCATCACCGATGAGGCGGTCTTCAACCGGCGCGAGTTCCGCTACGGCGTCGATGGCCGGGCTAACACCGGTGTCGGTCTATGGCAGCTCGCCTATGCGAGTAACCAGGACCTATCGAACCCTGCTAACTATGGCGCGGCTCGCACTGCTATGCGATCGATGAAGACTGACGGAGGCTTACCCTTCGGCACGCTGGCCGGCGGCAAAGGTATTTATCTTCTGGTGCCTCCGGCATTGGAAGAAGTAGGCCGTCAACTCCTCAATTCCGAATTCATGGCGGGAACCGGCGCCAGCTCGAGCGTCTCGACGACCAACATCTGGCGTAACAGTGCGGACCTTATCGTCAGCGAGTATCTGGCCTAAGGAACGGATGTCATGAGCTACGCGACGCCGCAGGACATCATCAATCGCTACCCGAATCGGGACCTGGTGCAGCTTACCAACGAGGATCCTACGGTTACGACGATCAATTCGACGGTGCTGCAGCAGGCGCTTGATGATGCTTCGGCGGAAATCGATGGATACCTCGCCGAACGCTTCGCGCTGCCGCTGACCGATGTGCCGGCGGTGCTGGATCGAATGGCATGCGACATAGCTGTCTATCGGCTTCAGGCGTTGCGGCCCATTCATGACCTGGCAGATGCACGCCAACGCTATGACGATGCGATCGCGGTGCTGACGCGTGTAGCTAAGGGTGAAATAGGGCTCGGCTTGGGCGTGGACGGTCATGAGGCTGCGCTCGGACAGGACACCGAACAAGCCGGCGGACCTAGGCGCGTATTCAGCCGCAAACGGATGAGAGGCTTCTAGGATGGGAGTAGTTCTCGATGTGCCGTGGGTAGGCCAGCAATTCTCGCCGCCTACACCTATTGACATAGCTACCATCGAGGCGGCTATCGTCGCGCGCTTGCGGTCAGTCGTGGCTTCGATCGAGATCGTGCACTTTCCTGATGCGCCGAAGAATTATCGTCTAACTCATAGAATCGGCGCGGCGCTGGTCGTATATCGCGGTTCCGACTACGGACCGGTGTTGGATACCGGATCGATCATCCAGGAACGAAAGATGGAGTTCGATATAACTGTTCTGGTCCGCGACCTGGGGTGGGCAGTAGGTGGACCTCCGGGAGCGGCCTCCCCCGGAGCATACGCCATCCTGGAAACGATCCGCGCCGCGCTGATAGGTTATTGCGTCCTCGGAGCCAAAAAAACCTACCTGATTCGCGAGAAGTTTGTCGAACGCGATACCCAAGGCGGCGTATGGGTATATCTCTTATCCGTCGCGGTGGTCACGATCGCGGTGGAAGCTCCAATTACAGAGGAGTTCCCACTGTTTATTAAAGGCGTCGCGTCGGAGACCAATGGTGAAAGTACTGTAGTCGAAGGTGCAACTCAGTTCACTTTCAATTCTCAGGATCAGATCCAACTCCCGAACGCAAACATCTTGACCCTAAGTGTTAGTACCCTTGGCGGCTCGGCGTTTTCGTCGGGTATCGATTTTACCCTTGATCCTATCAATGGAATCGTGACCCGAGTCACAACAGGCGGAATCACTGGCAACGCGACGGTCAATATCGCGTGGAGTTATGCCGATCAAGTAATAGCAATAGCCGGCGAAACCGCGCCGCTCGCATAGCAGTTGGGATCAACAATTTAATTCAAGACTGGTGAAACAATGTCAGTAAGCTTCCTACACGGAATCGAGGTGATCGAAGTCGATAGCGGTCCGGTGCCAGTTACGGTAGTAAAGACAGCTGTCATCGGACTTATCGGTTCGGCACCCACTTGGGCGGTCGAAGCTCCCCAGACGGCGCCGGCGATCAATACGCCGACGCTGGTTTCCTCGGCGCTCGATGCCGCGAACTTCGGACCGCTGGTGCGCGGCTATACCATCCCGTACGTGCTGTCGGCGATTCAGGCGCAAGGCGCGGGCCAGGCGATCGTCGTCAACGTATTCGATCCTACCAGGCACTTCACTGCGGTGGCGGCTGCGGCACAGACCTTCAACGCGCAGGGTGCGATCAATCTTGGCCATATGGGTATCTCGGATGTTGTAGTAACCAGCGATCCGGCTGGAACCACCTACGTTGCAAACACCGACTACACCGTTGATACCATAAATGGCATCATCACTCTAATTCCTACGACGTCCGGCGGCCAGATCGCATCGGGTGCGACGGTCCTCGTGGCCTTCAATTATGCAGATCCCGGTAAGGTAACTGATTCGGACGTCATCGGCGCGGTTAGCGGAGGCGCTTACACAGGGCTCCAGGCCTTGCAGACGACCTACGGCACGATGGGTTTCTTCCCGAAGATTCTGATCGCGCCCGGATATTCGCAAAACGCGGACGTGGCGACGGCCCAGGTTGCGCTCGCAAACATGATTCGAGCGATGGCGCTTATCGATTCGCCTCCATCGACTGCGGTGGCGACCGCGATCAATAATCGCGGCGCTACGGGCTATGCTTTCAACACTTCCAGTAAGCGGGCGGTCCTTTGCTATCCTCAGGAGACCTTCTTTGACACCGGCATCGTTCCCACCGGAGTGACTCTTAGCACTACCGGGTCGCCGGTGACTTCTCAGTTCGGAGCCATCGCAGTCGGACCATATTCCTCGTGGGTAGCCGGCGCGATCGCCGCGCAGGACCTAGCTAACGGCTACTGGTGGTCGCCATCGAATGTGGAAGTCGAGGGCATCCTGGGTCCTGATGTCCAGATCTATTCTTCTGCGGTCGATGCAAATTCCGATGTGAACACGTTGAATTCGAACGGCATACTTACCGTGTTCAATGCCTTTGGTACGGGCTTGCGCGTCTGGGGCAATCGTTCCTCAGCCTATCCCGGCAGCACCGCGCCTGACAATTTCATTAGTGTCAGACGCACGATGGATGTAATCGAGGAGTCAGTCGAGCTTGCAATGCTCCAGTTCATCGATCAGCCGATCTCCAATGCGCTCATTACCGCCATCGTCGCGTCAGTCAACGCCTTCCTGCGAACTTTGATCCAGCGCGGTGCATTGGTGGCCGGTAGTGCGAGCTACAACCCGGCGGAGAACCCTCCTTCGCAGATCGCGGCTGGCCAGCTGGTGTTCGACATCGATGTGATGCCGCCCCCTCCGGCCGAGCGTCTCACCTTCCAGACCTTCATCGATGTGTCGTTGCTCCAGCAGCTCGGTCAGACCAGTGCGCTCACGAGCTCAGCGCTGGCAACAGCCTAATAAGTCCTTCGAGGTACTTGAATGAACATTCAGATCAATTCTCTAACCAACGCCAACGTCTATATCGACGGGGTTGGTCTGTTGGGGCGCGCAGAAGAGGTCGAGATTCCGCAACCTCGACATAAGATGATCGACTACAAGGGCCTGGGAATGGTCGGAACGGCCGAACTATGGAGCGGAGTGGACAAGCTCGAAGCCAGGATCAAGTGGGCTTCGTTCGATGCTGAGACTCTTACCATGGCGGCGAGTCCTTTCCAGACTCATTCATTCCAGGTTCGCGGAAGCCTCGAGCAATACACCAGTCAGGGGCGTTCAGCCGAGCTGCCGGTGGTCTATCTGATGACTGGCATCTTCAAGGACGCCGGCAATGCGAGCCTGAAGCATCAATCTATGGTCGATACGACTTCGAGCATTAGTGTCTATCATTGCGAGCTGTACGTGAGCGGCACTCAGATCTACCTCTACGATGTGTTTGCCAATCTATACGTCGTCGGCGGAGTCGATCAGCTTTCCACGTTCCGGACCAACTTGAGCGGCTGATTACGCCAGGTCTCACAGTCGATCGCACGTAATCGGCGAGGTGTCCCATGAAACCCGATGAACTAACGATCAATGGTGTAAAGCTTCAGGGGACGTCCGAAGCCAATCCGATCGAGCGCACCATGCTGGTCCTCCCCTCCGGCAAGACTGCATCGATTCGGAAAGGCTTCGGACGCGACCTGATGCGTGCGCAACGTGTAGTAGGTGTGTCCAGCGATCCCACCGCGGTGATTTTTGCGTTGATAGCTGAACTGGTCGAGATCGATGGCGAGAAGGTCGTCTATGAGGATCTTCTCGCGATGGATCTCAATGATGTACTGGCGCTCCAGTCCGAGGTGGCTGGCGCAAATTTTCAGGGCCCTCCGCCGGCGCCTTCGCAGCCCTCATCCACTTCGGATTCGGAGTAGAAGAGTTGGCAGCGATGGAGTT